ATGGCACTCAATCCCTATGCTCCCGGCGGTAGTGGGATCAGCGCGAGCAATGCTGCCAATGCAGCAACGGCCTCGACCGTCCTGGACCCCTACGGACCAACTCCACACCTCGGGCAACCAAAGTCTGAACAACCGCAGAGCATGGTGTTCCCGGGCAGTGACGACACCTCGCTGCTTGATGTGTTTGCAAGCCCCGGTTACACCTCTCCCAAACCGCAGGTCAATACGATTGCAAATTTTGCGGCGTGGGTAAGCACGCTCTCACTATTCTTCCTTCCCGCGATTATCGCTGTGATTCTGGGAATCATTGGACTTGTCGGTTCGACGAGCATGAACGGTGTGGGACGTAGGGCATCGATTGCGGCAATTATCGCCGGAGTTATAGGGATTTCGATCTGGTTCCTGCTCTGGATGGTATTCTTCTGGCGCCCTTCGTGAGGGATTCCACGCCGAAAGCTGGCGTGAAAATTTCGTGATTTCGACGAATTCCGCTAGCATTACGGGGTGCGTGTTTCACGCTCCGGAGGATTCGCCTAGTGGCCTATGGCGCACGCTTGGAAAGCGTGTTGGGTGCAAGCCCTCGGGGGTTCGAATCCCCCATCCTCCGCGATATGCCCCCGGGATCTGTTGAGATTCCGGGGTTTTTCGTTGCAATAACTAGTTTTCCTTGAGGTTCCCGGTCCTCTTAAAGTGGACAAGAATGGACAGAAATGGACAACTGTACCTAGATATTTAGGTACAGTTTAGGTACGCTCCTGTCGTACCTAACCCCCGCCAGGAGCAGATCGTGCGACAGAAAGCCCCTCTTCCATCCGGTATTAGCCAGCGCTCGAACGGCAAGTACTGGGTGAGAATCAGCTACGAGGGCAGACAGGTCTCCGTAGGACTCTTCGACACACTCTCCGATGCGAAGGTTGCTCTCACCCTCGCTAAAGCAGACGCAGTCAAAGGCATGTTCGTTCCTCCGGCTGAAAAGCGTCGTGCAGCCCGAGAAAAAGCAGCCGCAGAAGCGGCCCGCACACTCACCCTCGGACAGTGGGCGCACGAATGGCTCGCCTCATTCGCAGGCCTCGTGGAAATCGGTCAACGATCCAAAGCCACCTACCGTGAGTATGAGAGCGTCCTCAGCCTTTACGTCCTCCCCGCGTGGGCAAAAACCCCGCTCTCACACATCACACCCGCAGATGTGGAAAAGCTCCTCGCCTCCATCCTGGCAAGGAAAGGCACGAAAACCCGCAACAAAGTCCTGCGCACTATCCGCCCCCTCTTCAACGCCGCAGTCGAACAAGGCGCAGGGGGCCTAGATAAGTCCCCTGTGAAATCCAAGCCCCTAAAAGCAGTGGTCGACGAACGTACCACCGCCACACCCGAACAGGTGAAAGCCCTCGCTGACGCCATGCCCTCGCGTCTCGCCCTAAGCGTTTACCTGGCCGCCTGGTGTGCCCTCAGACAGGGTGAAGCGCTCGGCTTGCAGCGCCGTGATTTCATTGGCCTCGACACCCCTCAGCCTATGCTTCGCGTGGAACGCCAGTGGAATCAGAAAACCAACCCACCCGGCTACACCATTACCAAGGGCAAAGACGCGCGCACCATCTCAATTCCCACTAGCCTCGCCCCACTCATCCTCACCCACCTCGACCAATACGTCGGAGAAGACCCCGACGCCCCAGTTTTTGGATCCTCGATCCATCCGGGCCGCCCCACCTCGCAAACAGCCCACAACAAAGCCTGGAAAACCGCACGTGAAGCAACGGGCCTATCCACGCTCCACTTCCACGACCTCAGACATACCGGCCTCACCCTCTATGCGCAGCAAGGCGCGACCGTGAAGGAAATTATGGAGCGCGGCGGCCACAAAGACATCGAAGTCGCCCTCCGCTACCAACACGCAGCCTCCGAGCGTGCTCGCGCGCTTGCGGATGCGCTACCCGTGCAGGTGTGATCTTAGAGTGAAGGTTGTAGGGAAATGTTGTTTTTGAGCCGGAATTTATATAGCTCGTTCCGCCCGATTCAAGAGGCGTTGCCACGCTTCGATGAGCCATGTGGGTAGATCGAGCTCTTCAGCAATCACCCCGGGTTCACATCCGTAGACCTCTTCGAGGCGTGCGTAAGTGGTGGGATTTATAAATCTGAGGGCAACTTTCTCGTTGATGAATTCCTCGACGTATTCGTCTTGGTGCCCCGCGTCTCCTCTGCGTGCGTGTTCGAGTTCGTGTGCGAGAGTACATGCCATACTCGCCACTGGCAGTCTCTTTTTGAGCCAAATCGTTTTCTGGCTCGGATCCCAGACTCCCTCTAGACCTGCCGGCAGGCGCATTTCCTGCACGCAGATTCCTTGTACCGCCGCCTCGGCACACAGTTCCTCAAAAGACGGTCTACTCATATGTGCAAGTATCCAGATGCTCAGGGCAGCTGAAACACTTTTGGTGATATCTGTGCCTGAGTCAACAAATAATCGCCTTGACCCGTGGGGAATCAAGGCGATTACGTACGTGCAGGATGTTCAACCTTTGCGTTGTGCTCGAATTTGTTGGCTCAGGCGATACTGCTCGGCCTCAGGTTCTTCGACGAAATCCAAGAGATTACCATCGATTTCCTTAAGCGCTTCACGAACTTCTACGGGTGTGGTGTAGAAAAATTCGCGACGCAAGTTCACTTGGTTTACGCGAGCATCTGCGAATCGGTGATGAAGCTCAGTTTCCACTCCGACAGCGTCGTTAGAGAAGAAAAGAGCATGGACGTCAAAGCCGAAGGGAACGGAAGCGTCCCCTAGCTCATTGATCCGATCCATTGGCTCGAGGCGGCGAGTCATACCGATTTTCACAATTCCAGGACCGAAGGCTCCAATATTGGAAATAACGTAGACGTAGCCTGCTCGGGTATTTGCGGCTCGATAGTCAACGTCTTCAATCTTTGCGCCGACCTCGTCAAGCTTTTCTTGAATCTTCGCTGCTTCCTCGTCATTCCCCTGCTCTTTGAGCTGAGTAAGCACATTAAGGTAGTGAAGACGCTCTTTCTCCAGCTTCTCCTTAGCCGCAGCAAGTTCTTGCTGCACTTTCTTTTCCTCACGCAGCCTCGCGCGCTCTTCCTTCTCAGCCTCCTTCTCAGCCTTTTTCGCATTCTGATAGCGCAGTGTGAGATCAAGCTCGCGTAAACGCAGCTGATGGTAATGGTGTGTAATTTCAAGATCAATCATGGTGCCAAGCTTCGCCACCTGGTCACGCGCACGCTCCAACCTATTCCGAGCCGTCTCACCATTCCCAGCTTTTACTGTCAACATGCAGTTCTCACACTCTGCGTTGTATGCACGCAGCATCATCTTGGACATATCCGAGACGAACTTCCGCCCTTTGGCCGCTGAGTTGTTAAAGGTGAAGCCCGTAGTTGCCCTGGTCGCCGTTTTGTCCTTAATGCACTTCTTGATGTCCTCGCGCACAGCCTGCAACTGCTCGCCGAGCTCAATAGAACTAAGTGCTGGGTGAGTGTATTCGGTATATCCGGAATCCACCATCTCAGCGGTCGCCGAGTAAATAGCTCGCAATTTGCCGATTTCACCTTCCAACTGTTTGCGTTCCTCGAGGAAGCGCTCGCGGTCGTTATAAGCCTGCTGGGCGGCAGCGTGAGCGCGTGCGGCTTCAGCTTCGGCCTGAGCATTTTGAGATGCTAGCTGCCCTTCGGATTGAACCCTCTGAGACTCCAGTTGGGCGATGTATTCCTGGAGGCGCAGCGCGTCGCCGCCGCCCATTTGTTCGATAGTTGCCTGAAGATTTTGAACAGTGGCCTCGAGGTATTGGATTCGCTTTGCTTTTTCTCCGAACATGGTGAACCTGTCTCTCGCATCGTTGAGTGAGTTGCGAGAAACAGGTTACGTGTTTTTCACGAGGCTTTTAAGGTCACTCGTCCCACTCTTCAGGTGGCACCTGAGATTCCTCGCCAATCTCCTCAAGCTTGGATCGCTCTACATCCTCGCGAGTGAAGTTCGCAGCTAACCTCCACGCGTCCTTTTCAGAGGGTGGGATGAGTTCAAAATCAGGATCGCCAGGAGCTGGGATGCGGGCAACCTCTGGCTCGGGAGCTGCCTGTGTGCTCGCTGCGAGACGATCCTCAGCCTCCGCAAGGAGGGCACTAGCGGTTGTGTTAAAAGCGACTGCGAGCGAATTGAGCTCACCGATTGTTGGAGCGGGGGACTCGGCGAAGAAAATCTTGCGTCCGCGCATGTTGCCGATCCCAGCTTTTACGACGATTGAATTTCGCGACACGCCAGACTCTCGCAGAAGGTCATTGAGGACTTCGGCGACTTGTAAATCCAGCGGTTCCAGCGGTTTTGATGCTCGTGGCATACCTCAGAGAGTAAAGCAAATGAGTCAATTTGACTAGAGCAGTTGACATATTGATTCAAGTAAGTCAATATATTGCTCATGGAACTTGATTCACTTAAGTCAAGCGAGATCGAGACTCTCGTTGGCGCAGAGATTCGCGCAGAAGCCGCACGGCACCGGCTCCCCCTCGCGTTCCTTGCAGCCAAAGCAGGAGTTTCGCGCCAAACTTTTTCACGAAAAATCAACGGCCAAATGAGCTTCCGTCTCAAAGAAGTCAACGGAGTAGCCAACTACTTCGGCCTCACAGCCTCCGAACTCATTGCAAGAGCTGAACACGCGCTCGCGGCTTCTACCAAGGAAGGAGAAGAACAGTGAACACCCCCGCTCCTACGGTCCCGGTCCCGCCCGCTTACTACAGCCTTGAACAGGCCGGCCAGGCTCTTGGCTTGAGTGTGAGAAGCGTGCGCCGACTGATTTCACGCGGCGAACTCAAAGCCAAGAAGATGAACGGCTCCATCCGCGTCCCCGTCTCGGCAATCGACAAAGCCGGAACCCCGATCCGCGTCTACAAGAAATAAAAAAGCGGCGACCCCGCACACGACCAAGCCTGCGGAGCCGCCATCATCCCCCTCCCCGAAAGGAAGGAAAACATTCATGAACAAGAATACCAGCCGCCGAGCTCAGTTCGACTGGATCATCCGATTGAATTTCCAATACGAAAAACGCCTGCGCAAGATTGCGGCCACACTCCCCGCCCACCTACAGCAGCGCTTTCTCAACGACCACGGAGTAGAGGAGCAGCAATGAGCCCGCAGCTTGACTTCCATGAAGCCCTCCAAGCCTCACGTGAAAAACGAGAACGCACCCAGGAACGCGAGGAACAGGTCATGCACGTGAGCACCGTCCTCACCTTCACCTCCCTAACCCTCCTCGCCGTCGCCTACATCCTCCTTTTCGCGGCCACCCTCTTTGATTCGCAGTGGCGGATGAGCTGGCCACACTTCACCTACTTCGCTGCCCTGCACGCCCTCGCCCTTATCTCATTCCTACTGATGGAGAAGAACAAATGACCACCCAGATCGGCACTCAGATCGAAAACGCCGCCGCCCGCCTCATCGACATCAAGCAGCAAATCGACGCTCTCGCAGGTGAAAAAGCACAGATCGAAGGCTGGCTGCGCGACCAGTTCCAGCCAGGACAGACCATCGAAGCTGGCGACCACCAGATCACGATCAGTCGCCCCACCCGCAGGCTCAACACCACCGCGATCACATCCGCCTACCCGGTCATTTCCTGGCCTAACCTCTACACCCCCACGCTCAACACGGCGGCGGTGAAGAAGCACCTGTCCGAAAAGACCCTTGAAGATGGCGGCTTCTACACCGAAGGCGCGCCCACCGTGAGGGTGAAATAAGGTGAGCGAAGAACCGCTGAGCGACCTCACCAGCACACCAGACTGGTGGGACACCTACCAAGGCGTAGACGCAGCCCAGGCAGAACGTGACATCACCGGGCAGATCCTGGACGCGATCACCAACCACCCGCGCAGCTTGCAAAAAAGGATCGGGCCGAGTGAAATCGGCAACCCATGCACGCACTGCCTGGCTGCCCGCCTCGCCGGCTGGGAGAAAACAGAACTGGGTGTCCCGTGGACAACCACGAAAGGGACAGCAATTCATTTTTGGCTCGAGCACCTTTTCATGGACGCGGATACTCGCCGCCCAGACTACGTGGCTAGAGGACACAAGAAACGGTGGGTGTGCGAGGAGACAGTGTGGGTGGGCGACATCGGCGACACCCCGATCACGGGGAGCACCGACCTTTTCGACCTCCACGCCGGACAAACCGTCGACTGGAAATTCGTCGGCCAAAACAGCCTCAAAAAATACCGGGCCAAAGGCCCCTCCGACACCTACCGGGTCCAAGCCCACCTATACGGCAGGGGCTGGGAACGCAGAGGCTGCAAAGTCAACACCGTGTCGATCCTGTTCCTCCCAGCCCAATCAGCCGCGTGGGGAGATCACTTCTGGTGGAGCGAGCCCTACGACGAGCAAATCGCCCTAGCAGCGTTGGAACGCGCCAACCATTTGGATAAGCAAATCCGTACCCTGCGAGCTTTCGCAGGCGAGGAAGCCGTCACCCAGTGGATCAGCGGCCTCGACCGAGCGGACGGCTGTTTTGACTGCCGCAAATACCCCGACTACACGCCGCCCCCGCAGACAGAAGGAGGAGTGACCTTCGACCTGTAAAAAGACCATCCCACTCACACCAATTTTTTACACACACCCTGTTTTTACATCAACAAGAAAGAAGAAACGATCATGACCGACACATTCACCACCCCTAACCCCTTCGCCGACATCGACTCCGCCCTACATGGCGGCAGCAAGTCCTTTTTCAACAAGAACTCCGAACCTGGGGACACCATCACCGGCACCATCGCCAAGGTGGACGTGAAGCAGGCGACGAACTATAAGACGGGTGAACCGGAGTTCTTTCCCAGCGGGGATCCGAAGAAGCAGATCATCCTCACCTTGCAGACCAGCCTGCGTGAGGACGCGGACGATGACGGGAAGCGCAGCGTCTACATCCCCTTGTGGGGCGGGAAGAAGGCGGCGCTCGGTGAGGCCATGCGCGCAGCCGGAATGAAGGAAGCCAGCACTGCTCTCGCCCTGGGAAACACGTTCACCGCACGTTTCGTCGGCGAGGAACGCAGGCACGGCAAGACCGGTTCCTACACGGAAAAGATCTACGAGTACGCGATCCAGGCGGCGTCTACCGCTGCGTTGAACGAGGCGATGACCCCCTCCCTGCAGGCTGCTTTGACTCCCCCGGCGCCTCAGCCCACCCAGGCACCTCAGCCCGCCGCGCAGGCTCCGCAGCAGGTGGACGTGCCTGCCCTCATCCGCGCAGGACTCGACGACCAGTCAATCGCCTCAGCAACAGGCCTCGACGCAAGCGTCGTCGCCCAAATCCGAGCCAGCCTCTAACCCCCATTTAGCCCGAGCGGAACACACCCGGGGTTCAAGTCCCCGGCGGGCACCAACAACACACCCACCCCAGCAAAAAGAAAGGCAGGACCCCGACATGTGGCAACAAATCAGCCCCCACCAAGTAGTCAAAGGCGACTGGCTCCGCATCACCACCCCCCACTACAAGATCGAAGCCCCAGCCCAAACCAACGGCACCCCCATCCTCCTACAAACCCTCAACGGAAACCTCCACACGCCAACAAACGTCACCCGAGTCGAACGCTGGCAGCCAGACAACCAGGCAGCAGAACCCGCCTTGGACACCCCACTCTTCTAACCCCTCGCAAAACACACGCTTTGAGGTAACAGATCGTGACACCAACAACCATCCTAGAAATGGCTCTCGCCTGCCACCAAGCAGGCATCAGCGTCATCCCAATCCTCCCCGCAGACACTCGTGGGGACAAACGGCCAGCCGTCGCATGGAAGCAATACCAACAACAGGCAGCCACACGCGAACAAGTAGAAACCTGGTTCGCTGAAGAAGGCGCCTACGGGCTGGCCGCCTGCTGTGGAGGCGTGTCCGACGGCCTCGTCATGATCGAGCTCGAAGCCGATGGGGCATCGAAAATCGCTGACCTCACCCAAGCGGCAGCCGACCACGACATCACCCCACTGTGGCAGCGATTCATGAGCGGGTGGCTCGAAAAAAGCCCATCCGGAGGCTTCCACTGGTACGTGAAAGCCCCCAGCAACACCAGCGGCAACAGGAAACTCGCCCGCACCCAAACCGCAGACGGGAAAATCCACACCCTGGCTGAAACCCGCGAAAACGGTGGCTACAGCGTCATCGCCCCCACCCCCGGGCGCTTCCACCACACAGGACACGCATGGACACTCCTCGCAGGAGGCCCCCACACCATCCCCACCCTCACAGGAGAAGAACTCAACCAGATCCTTGATCTCTTCCGCCTCCTCGACGAGCCAATCAACACCCCCACCCTCACAGGCACCACCTCTATTTCCCCTTCTCGCCCCTACACCAGCTCGGCTGAGGACACGAGGCCAGGCTCAGCGATCGACCAGGCGATGACGTGGGACGACATCCTCACACCCCACGGATGGACAAAAGCCCACCAGGGCGAACGCGGGGAACAGTACTGGACGCGCCCCGGAAAACCCCGAGGCAGCGTATCAGCCTCCACCGGCTACAAGAACGACCGCGACCGACTCTACGTCTTCTCCTCCAGCACCATCTTCACCACCGACACCCCCTACACGAAATTCGCCGCATACGCCATGCTCAACCACGGGGGCGACATGAAGGCCGCCGCCCTCGAGCTGAAAAACCAGGGGATCGGAGACCTTGACGGCGGCCTCTCCTTCGACCTCGCCCCCACACGCCTCACCCCACACGGCGAGGCGGCAAGCACGCTCGAACTCGCAGAAGACGCCTCCACCGTGGTGGCAGTAGCTGAGAAAGCACACCTACGCGACCTCACAGAAGACGCAAACGCCCTCCTCCTCATCGACACCCACCTTCACGACCTCCGCTACGTCACCGACAGGCAGAAGTGGGCATGGTGGACAGGCTCCACGTGGCAAACCCAACCCGCAGGCGGCGGCATCATCCGCGAACTCACCAAAGGAATCTTCCGCCAACTCCCAACCGACACCGACACCCTCGCCAAATGGCGCAAACGCAGCCTCTCCAGCGCGGGCATCACCAACACCCTCACCCAAGCGGCAACCGACGCAAGGATCACCATCACACAAACCGACTTCGACCAGCGCCCCACCGAGCTCAACACCCCCGGCGGCATCATCAACCTCAAAACCGGGGAACTCATCCCTTCAGACCCCGTCCATCTCCACTCCAAAACCACACTCTGCACGCCCCAACCCAAACCCACCCCCATGTGGGACCGCTTCCTCACGACCACATTCAAAGGCCACGAAGACATCATCACCTACCTACAGACCCTCATCGGCTACCAAGCAACCGGCCTAGTAGGCGAACAAATCCTGCCCTTCTACTACGGGGGAGGAGCGAACGGTAAGAGCGTCCTCGCAGACGTCCTCCAAACCCTCCTCGCCGACTACGCGGGCACAGCCCCCGCAAACTTCCTCACCAGCACCACCAGCCAACACCCCACCGAACTCGCACGCCTCCACGGTAAACGCCTCATCTTCGCCAGTGAAGTCCCCGAAAACGCTGTTTTCGACGAGGTGAAAGTCAAACAGCTCACCGGCGGGGATCGGATCGCAGCCAGGTGGATGCACAGCGACTTCTTCGAATTCACCCCCACCCACAGCCTCACGTTGCTGGGCAATCACCAGCCGAAAGTACAGGCCGGCGGCTACAGCTTCTGGCGGCGTGTGCGCCTCATCCCCTTCACGAACACCATCCCCGAAGGAGAACGGGTCGACAACCTCGCCCAAAAGCTCGTCGACGAGGAGGGAGCCGGCATCCTCCAGTGGATCGTGGACGGGGCCGTACGCTACTTCACCCAAGGCTTGGAAACCCCAAGCGTGGTGCGTGAGGCGACCTCTGACTATGAGGCCAGCGAGGACACCCTCAAGCGTTTCGTTGAAGACCGGTTGATCATCGGCGGTGGGGAATACGCCTACGTCAGATACGCAGACATGCGAGAAGCCTACGTCTCCTGGTGCAAACAGGAGGGGATTAATCCTGCGTCTCAGAACGCGTTCACTCGTGAGCTCACCACCCGATTCCAAATCGACAAGACGAAAAGTCAGGGGATGCGGACCTATACAAATGTCACCCTCACCGACGAGTCCGACGAGGGCGAAAAAGACCCATGGAGCGACCTCGGAGGAGGCCTCAAATCATGAGTTATCCACAGGCTGCTGGACCTGGACACTTTCTCTCACAAAGTGTCCACGGCGCTGGACACTTTTTAGAAACGTGGACACTTCTGGACACTTTATTTAGAAAAGTGTCCAGCCTTAAAACCGTGTTATCTCAACGAAAATATCCGCCTCTGGACACTTTGGACACTTTTTTCTAACAAATTATTTCTGAAATAAAAACATAGGAAATAAGCCAAAAAAGGGCTTAAGAAAAAAATCCAAAAAATATAGAGACAAAGTGTCCAAAGTGTCCTGCCTCCCTCAGTTATCCACAGCTGTGGAAAAAGTTATCCACAGGCCTCCCACCCAGAAAGACCCCACACGAAAAATGCCCCCAACACCCAATCCCAGCAGCCCCTGGTTCACCCCCCAACCCTTCCCCTACCAAACCCAAGGCGCCCTCGCCGCCCTCACCGGCCACCCCATCATCGCCGACGAACCAGGACTCGGAAAAACCATCCAAGCACTCCTCGCAATCGCCATCAAACAACCCACACGCACCCTCATCACCTGCCCACCCGCCCTCACCACCAACTGGACCTATGAAACCAACCGCAGCGGCATCCTCACCCACGCACTCCCACACGACAGCACCCTCACCACCATCACCCCACAAACACGAAACCCCACCCTCCCCAACACCGGAATCATCATCACCAGCGACACCCTCCTCACAGCACGCCCCACCCTCGCACAAAAAATCCACGCATGGAACCCACAAATGCTCATCGCCGACGAAGCCCACCGCTACAAAAACCCCACCACCAAACGCACCCGCACACTCCTCAACCTCGCCAAAAACACCCCCACCGTCATCGCCCTCACCGGAACCCCCATCACAAGCAGCCCACTCGACATCCTCCCCATCCTCCGCCTAACCAAAACCACCCACCACTTCCCCCACAACTTCACCCACACCTACTGCGAACAAAACTACTTCGGCGACTACATTCCAAACCCCAAAACCCTCCCAGACCTCTACATGCGACTCACCGACCACGCATGGATCAGACGCACCAAAGCCGACGTCCTCACCCAGCTCCCAGCCAAAGCCCGCCACACACACCACATCACCCTCCAACCAAAAGAACTCGCCACAGCCTACGAAGAAGTACGCCCCCAACTCCTCACCACACAAGAAGACGACCCCCGTGGCCTCATCTCAGCTCTACGCCGCCTCACAGGGCTCGCAAAAATCCCCGAAGCCACCCGCTGGATCCTCGAACACCAAGAAGGAACCCGCCGCCCCCTCATTGCCTGGGCAATCCACACAAGCGTCCTCAACGGCCTCCAACAAGCCCTCCACCAAGCAGGCCCCAACCTGCGCACAGCCATCTACAACGGGCAAACCACCGCAGAAGAACGAGACAAAATCACCCGCGACTTCCAAAACGGACACATCGACATCCTCATCGCCCAAATCACCGCAGCAGGAGTAGGCCTCACCCTCACCAGAGCCAGCGAGGCGCTCTTCGTCGAAACCGAATGGACACCAGCAGCCGTTGTCCAGGCCGAAGACCGCATCCACCGCATCAGCCAGACCCACCCCGTCACTATCACCACCCTCCTCGCCGAAAACACCCTCGACGAACCCATCCACCGCGTCCTCCAAGAAAAAATCAAGGTCCTCGACCAGCTCACCCCCGGAAGCGACCACCACGTCACCGACCAGCACGCCAACCGGCGAGTAACAGACCTCCTCGAGGTCATCGCCGAAAGCTTCCACACCCAACTCAAGAAAGGCCTAGATAAATGACCCGAAACCGAGCCAGCGCTAAAAAAGCCGGCACCACATTCGAACGACAAGTCGCCGACTACCTCGCCCAACACGTCGACGACCGGATCGACAGGCGAGCAAAAACCGGTAGTAAAGACCGAGGCGACATCGCAGGAGTACGCATCTGGGGGCAACGCCTCGTCCTCGAATGCAAAAACACCACCCGCCTAAACCTCGCCGGCTGGATGAACCAAGCCGAGATCGAACGCGGGAACGACGACGCCTTAGCCGGCCTCATCATCCACAAACGCCACGGAAAAGCCAACCCCGCCGACCAATGGGTCACCACCACCCTCAGGGAACTAGCCGCCATGCTCAATGGCTACCGAGAGGAAGATGACGAATGAACGACACCCACAACATGTGCCCCATCACCGGCGAACTCCTCCCCCCAGGAGCCACCGTCAGCGCAACCGCCATACGCCGCCTCACCACCAGTGTCTCCGACCTCCCCAGCCTCATGAGCGAAGTCGACTACGCCCTGAGCGGCCTCAAAAACGGCAACACCACACACACCAGCGCAATGCGCGACCCCATCAACCTCCAACTACTCAACGACATCGACGAAATGAAAGACGCCCTCCTCATATGGGCTACGGCGCTCCTAGCCCACACACAGCCCGGCCTCCGGATACCCTCCGGGTGGCGAAGCGTAAGACAAGCCTTCACCTCCCACGCGCCCAAAGCCACAGGGTGGATCGAAGCCCCCACCATGGTCGACGAAGTCTGCTATGCCATACACCGACTCGAAACACTGGCTTCCCCCAAACACGAGACACGTATTTACGCGGGCAAATGCCCGGCGTGCGGGAGCGACGTCGAAGCCCGGCCAGGAGCCGAGGTAGCTGAATGCCGCGAGTGTGGGGAAGAAGTCGAGGTCGAGGCCTCAAGAAACCTCATGCTAACCCGCGCACTAGACATCCCCGTCTCTGCGTCCCGAGCCAGGACAATTGTCGAGGCAATCAGCAAAGTACAAGTGAAGGAAACAACGTTTCGTTCCCATGTTCACCGGGGCAAAATAAAACCGGTTGGATATGAAGGGGGTAGGCCCTTGTATTTGCCGTCGGATCTGTTAAAACTCGTGAGGCCAATGACGTGATTTTCACGGTGCAACGGTGTATTGTGATACCAGTGGTAAAGACTGTAAGAAGCCCCCTGGGGAGGACCAAACCCCCGGGGGCTTCTCCTATACCCGGGAGGGGGGGCACCCACCGTGGCAACCTCCCGCACCGGCACCACCAGCCACAAACACTGGCGAACCCAAATCCTCAACCGAGACCGCAACCAAGGCATCACCCACTGCCCCCTCTGCAACACCCCTCTCGACTACACCACCAGCCGACAACCCAACAGTGCAGAACCCGACCACATCATCCCCCACGCCAACGGCGGCACCAACACCCTAGAAAACGGACGCACAATCTGCAGGCGCTGCAACCAACGCCGAGGCGCACTAACCGGACACAACAGAGCCAGAAAACACGCGAAACAAACCCACTACACCACGCTAGACAACACCAAAAACTGGTAACATAGAAGCATGTTCAAAGGCCTCTAAAACAGGCCTGACGAGCAACCTGAAGACGATCCGCCTGGGAGAGGTAGGGGCCCATGCCCCTCCCCCTCCCAAGTCGGCGCACCCCGACGTGATAGCGAAATATCTCCCCGAATTTTTTTCCACGTGACCATATGCGAAGGCGCTGAGGGGAGGTGAATTCCCCGTTGGAGTCTGCTGGAACGATTTTTGAGGCAGCGCAAAGCGGCAACCAGGAAGCAATGCTGGTTGCGACCCGTGATCGTATTGCCCTCACGTTGGACAACCCGGATACCCCTGCTCGTGATCTTGCGTCCCTTTCCAAGCGGCTGATGGAGATTAGCCGGGAGATTGAGAAGCTGCAGGCGGCTGAGGAAGAAGAACATGGGGGTGGCTTTGACTCCCGTGAAGACATCCCGTTCGACCCCTCGACTGTCTAAGGTTGCTCGCCACGTGTGCGTCCCAAAAGGGATTGTGTCCACGGGGTGGGGCGCGGTCGAGGCAAAGATGGCAAAGCTGGGGATCAGTTTTGATGAGTGGCAGCGGGGCCTTGGTTCTCTTGCTTTGGCTAAACGTGAAGATGGGTCCTATGCGGCTTCTGTTGGTGGCGTCGTGGTCTCTATTCCTCGCCAGACCGGCAAGACCTACACGATTGGCTGGCTGATTTTCGGCCTGTGTTTGTTGTTCCCGAACACGTTGGTGATTTGGACGGCGCACCGAACTAGAACGAGTGCTGAGACGTTTGCGTCCATGCGGGCGATGAGCGAAAACCCCAAGGTCGCGCCCTTCATTCGCACCTCGCGCCAGGCTAACGGGCAAGAGGCCGTCATGTTCCGCAATGGATCGCGTATTTTGTTTGGCGCTCGCGAGTCGGGGTTTGGCCGTGGTTTCGCCAAGGTGGATGTTTTGGTGTTGGACGAGGCGCAGATCCTGACCGAGAACGCGATGAGCGACATGGTGCCCGCCACCAACGCCGCGCCTAATGGTCTGGTGTTTTTGATGGGTACGCCTCCTCGGCCTAAGGACCCGGGTGAGGTGTTTGCCTCGCGTCGCAAAGACGCTCTGCAAGGCGACGCTGACACGTTGTATGTGGAGTTTTCTGCTGATCCTGGCACGGAGCCTTCTTCGTGGAAGAAGGGCCGGTTGGATTGGAAACAGATTGGGCGGGCGAACCCCTCCTATCCGCACCGGACGAACAAGAACGCGATTATGCGTATGCGCAAGCTGCTTGGGTCTGATGAGAACTTTAAGCGTGAGGCGCTGGGAATGTGGGACCCGGAGGCTGAAAGCCTGGCGGCGATCCCGTTTGAGGCGTGGAAGAAGGCACGCAAGACGAAGATTAAGAGCGGGCAGACGCAGTCGTTCGCGGTCCGGTTCAGCGTGGACGGGTCGCATGTGGCGCTCGCGGCGGCTTCCAAGGTCGACGATGAGACGGTGTTGGTCGATGGGGTGCGTGTTGCCTCAGCGTCGGACGGCGTGGATTGGCTGGTGGATTTCCTTGCCGATCCTGAACGGCTTGCTCGAACCCAGCAGATCGTGATCGAAGGCAAGGGCGGGGCGGCGTATTTGGTGGATCGTTTGAGGGCGGCGAAAGTCCCCGCGAAGGTCCTCATCACGCCCACGGTTGAACAGGTCATCGGCGCGCACTCGATGTTCCTCGAAGCCGTGAAAGCCGGTGGCATTGTCCACAGGGGAACCGACGAGCTTGACCGTGAGGTTTCTTGGGCGGCGTTCCGCAAGATTGGGAACGCCGGCGGGTTCGGCTGGCAGGCTCCTGAAGGTCAGACGGTCGCGCTTTTGGATGCGGCCACATACGCCCATTGGGCAGCGAAGACGAGTAAGCGTAAGCCGAAGGCTGCGCGCAGTAGGAAGGTGGTGGTCTTGTGATCCCCGCACCCACATTCAAAGAACTCACAGCAGTCGAACAAGACCAGCTCAACCGTTTGTGGAAACTTATCGCAGACAAAGCCAGCAAGAATGAGACTCTGAATGTCTACTATGACGGGCACCGGGCATTTCGCGATCTGGGGATCTCCATTCCCCCTGAACTGCGTAATACCCGCGCAGCCCTCGGGTGGCCGCAAAAAGCGGTCTCAGCTCTGGCACGTAAGCACGTTTTCGAAGGTTATTCACTGGCCGGGAGCCTCGATCCCTTCGAGGTCGGAGAAATCCTGTCCCGCAATGCTTTCGAGACCGAGCTCGCCCAAGCTATCACCAGCGCCTACAAACACTCCTGCGCCTTCCTCACCGTAGCCGCAGGCGACCCTAGCAGGGGCGAGCCTGAGGTGATGATCCAAGCCCGCGACGCCCTGTGGTGTAGCGCCCTGTGGGATGACCGCACCCGCACACTGCAGGCCGCGCTCGCGGTTAGCTCGTCATGGAAGAACCCAGAGGCTTTAGGGCGGCGTGAGATCGGCAGCGCGACCCTTTACCTGCGGGACTCCATCATCCAAATCGAACCCGACAATGCTCAAGCTCCGCGCCGGTGGATGATGCAGCGCCTGCCCAATCCCACAGGCCGCGTCCTGGTCGAGCCCATTGTTTATGACCCGCAGTTGGGGCGGCCTTTTGGGCGCTCGCGGATTAGTCGCGAGGTTCGATATTTGACTGATGCGGCTATCCGTACCCTGGTGCGTACAGAAACAAGCGCGGAATTCTTCTCTTCCCCGCAGCGCTATGTCCTGGGAGCGTCTGAGGATGCGTTTAAGGACATGGATCGGTGGAGCGCGATTATCGGCCGAGTGCTTGCACTCGCCCCAGATGAGGACGGGAAGCTGCCGGAAGTTGGGCAGTTCGCGCAAATGGGCATGGATCCCCACCTGTCGATGTATCGCCAGCTGGCGCAGAATTTTTGCGCGGCAACGAACTTGCCGATGAGCGCAGTCGGCTTGTTCGCTGACAATCCGGCCTCGGCGGAAGCTATGCAGGCCGCCGAGTACGCGCTTTCTGACGAGGCTGAATACCAGTGGAGGATTTTCTCTCCAGCTTTGCGTCGCCTTGTTGAGGACGTGGTGATGGTACGCGATGGTCTATCCCAGCCCCCCAGTGAGGCCTGGAAGCTGGCGATCAACTGGACTCCAGCCCGCTACGTTTCCCCGCAAGCCGCATCCGACTTCATCACAAAGATTGCAAGCGTTCGTCCGGATATCGCTAATACGAGCGTCGGGCTGCGTAGAGCCGGGTTCAGTCAGGCTGAGATCGATCAAATTCAGGCTGAGAGTTCTCGAGCGGCTGCTGTAGGCGTGCTGGAAAAGCTCGCTGAAGCTCCATCTTCTGAAGGGAATACAGGCGTGGAAGCAGCAGACATCACCCCGGTAAATCCTGAACCACAGGTGAGCGCCGGGGAAATGAAAGCCAAATTCGAAGCCCTCGGGGTTGCTATCCGAAGCGGCGTAGACCCAGAAAACGCCGCACAACTCCTCAATCTAGGCGGAGTGAAATTCACCGGAGCAATGCCCGTCTCACTACGACTACCCGAAAAAGAAGCCACCGGACTAGAAGATAAATAAAAAAACCGAGAGGCGGGTGACATTGCTCGATGGATCTCAGGGACGAAATCACCCGCTTCTCCACCGGAGTAGACAAAGCCAGTGCACTCGCGGTTCGGGATCTGGAGAAGTTCTGGTGGCTGCTGGACTTTGATACCCCGGCGCAGGCTCGCGAAGCTGTATTGGATTTCGTGCCCAAGTTGGTGTCTGTGTATGGGGATGTGGCTGGGGCTGCTGCTTTGCAGTGGTATGAGGAGCTACGCGCAAAGTCCTCGCGCAAGCTTCCTGAGTACACGCCGACCATTTCTCCGGGTGTTCCTGAAGAAGATGTGAGGTCTGTGGTGCGCGCGCACGCCGGAGCCTTTTGGGAGGGCGACCCCAAGGGCGCGTTGGAGGCGTTGAAGAAGGGCGTGGACACCTGGGTGAAGTATTCGGGGCGGGACACTATCGCTCGGAACGTGAAGCTGGATCCGGCTAAACCGAGGTTTGCTCGTGTTCCGTCTGGTAAGACGTGTGCGTTTTGTTCCATGCTGGCCTCCAGGGGCTGGGTGTACCACAGTGAAGAAACTGCTGGTGCTATGTCGAAGTTTCACGCTCATTGTGATTGCCAGATCGTGCCCTCTTGGGAGCACAAAGATGCTCATGTGCGGGGGTTTGATCCTGATGCCGATTATGAGCGGTACCGTGCTGCTAGGGCGAAGGTTGAATCTGAGGGCGGGGATCCTAACGACATTAATCAGGTCGCTGCCCGGGCTCGTCTCATGTTCCCGTCGTATTACAAGGACGGAATCGGAGAGGGCGGTCGCAGTTCTGGGGGTGGGCGTGGGCGAACGCTAGGTGCTGTAGATAAGGGTGGGCGTCGCCTGAAATTGCGTCGAGTACGAGACGGCCGCGTGGGTGATGGAACGGTTTCTCTTTCCCTGTGGGATTCGTACTGTAATCAGGTGATAGAACGCTGGAACGCTGACTCGGCGTTACGTAAGTCGGGGGCGGCGGTTCCGCCTCGTGATCCCGCGAGGCTTCCGGCTGTCTGGCGTAAACGTGAGGATATCCTCTTTAATGATCTGACTTACAATCACGTGCTCTACGGGTACAGAAGCCCTGGGGGGCAAGAGGGCGGAGGCCATTTATCAGGTTATGGATGGGTGCGCAATCGTCCAGAATTCCCTGCGGATTGGAAGGACGAAGATGTGCTCAAAGCTGTTGAGCACATGCTCCGCATGTGGGATGGTTTTTCGCTGTCTGTTCAGAGTGAATACCGTTCGGTTCCTATTAGTTTGCGCCTTTCTAAACGTGGTAGCCGTTACCGTGTATCTACTCTTTATCCGATAGAGAAAGTGGAGTAAAATTGGCATCATGGAAGCGAAAGATCATCAGAAAGAGCAGCGTGAAGCAGAAGCTATCACGCGTAGTTTCATTGATCTTCTTTTAGCGTTGCCGACACTTCCTTCTTCGGAACGTGAGCAGCTGACCGGCTTGTATGACGTTCTGCAATATGACGGACCGGGTGTTCCTTTTGGGGAATGCGTCTATTACTTCGGTCTCTATGGTGATCGTCTACTTCCCGATGAGATTATGCAAGAGGTTTTGTCTGGCTACGAGAGTACGCGTGTCGCTTGGGAGCAATCCGGCGTTAGCGTGTATGAAGAACTCTTGGAAGAGTATGAGGATCTCCTGAAGTCTCAGGAAGCTATTCGCGCAAGGACAGCAGCCTAGCCCTCGTCTGTTCGTCGCATTTAGTTTTACCCCGCCGCCCCCTGTGGGTTGCGGGGTTTTCTCATGCCCCCAAAATGCGGGGTGTTCCCCTTACGCGAGGGTTTCGCGGAAAACACCATCACTACCCCACCTGTGGGGGAAGGAGGGACACACGTGTCCGAAAGCACCAACGCGGCCGCAGATGCCGCCAAGGAAAACACCGGCAGCGAGGACTTTACCCCGATCACCACCCAGGCGGAC